CTCTTGGACAAAATATAAAGCTGCGTGCTGTCTGGGGTACTATTTTAACAGAGATGCAATTGATAGACTTGTTGCAGATAATTGGAAAAAACTTACGGGAAAAGACTATGCAAAGATGTGAAACATTAGATACGGCTAAGGAATATGTAACCAAAGATCGTGCTGCAACGCACGGTGACATGGAGTCAAATTTGACAACCATAGCAAATCTCTGGTCAATTTACTTAGATACCTTGATTAAACCACATGATGTAGGGGCAATGATGACTATGCTTAAAATCGCTCGTATAAAGTCCAACCCACATAATCCAGATAACTGGATTGATGGATGTGGGTATTTGGCGTGTGGAAACGAACTTTCTACAGAGAAAACCTAATGCCTAGATTCGAGCTTCATCTGTTTACAATATCAGAAGGTGATGAGGGAATAAAAAGCTCAGAGTCTAAAGCTATGTGCTGGGTAAAAGATAGCAGCGATATAGAAGAAATAGAGGACGTTTCTGACAGGGTAATATCTGAAAACATTGAAAGCAATCCAGACTTAATTATGTTTGGAACCGCTACCATAAAGGTCAAAGATCAACTGATAATGACTTTGAGCTTTAGGAATGACAATGTAGACGAAGATAAGATGAACAGCATTTTTGACTTAATAGAAGCTGAAGGGGAGACAATACATTGAGTGAGGTAGATACAGCGCCAGAACCCATGAAGGAATTGGCAAACATATTAGGAGTATTCGGGTGGGGTACACGATTTTCAGATCTTACTGAAGCGCAAGTACATACTCTAATATTTGGAATTCAAGAATCAAAACGTCTAGCAGCGGAGATCGACATTGGAACACTCGAAGACACCTACTTTAAGTCAACAGGCACTTGGCCCTCTACTTCAATCCCGTTCTAAGACAAATCCGATTGCGGACAAAATAACAGAAGCGGTAGACCAAGCGATTGTTGCAGGGGAAGAGAAACGGGAACGCAGAAAGTATATCGGTGCGTCAAGTATCGGTGACGAGTGCTCGCGCAAAGTACAGTACAGATACCTCAACTACCCTATAGACGCTGACAAGGCGTTTAGCGCCCGTACACTACGCATCTTTCAGTTCGGGCATGAGATTGAGGATTTCGCTGCAAAGTGGCTGAAAGACGCTGGTTTTGATCTGCGTACAGAAGACAAAGACAACAATCAGTTTGGCTTCTCTATTGCTGATGGCGAGATACGAGGACACATAGACGGCGTAATATGCGATGGCCCTGTAGCTATGGGCTACCCTGCGCTGTGGGAATGCAAATCAGCTAATGACAGCAAGTTTAAGGCGTTTGTACGCCACGGCGTTGAGAAGGCGAACAAGACCTACGCAACTCAATTGGCGCTCTATCAAACCTACATGGATTTGAAAGAAAACCCTGCGTTGTTTACGGTTATAAATAAAAACACCTCAGAAATTTATTATGAGTTAGTGCCTTACAATGCAAAACTAGCTCAAGAGGCGAGTGACCGAGCGGTAAATATCTTGACGGCTGCAAAGGCCAATGACATTCTCCCTCGTGTTGCACAAAATAAAGATTTCTTTTTATGCAAGTTTTGCGAGTTTCGTGAAACGTGCTGGAAGGAGTAAAATATGGGACGCGCTTGGGCGGCGGCATCCCATATTTAGTAGTTAGTCTGTGGACAGGGACAAGATAATGAACATTACAGCTTTTGGCAAGACTTCAACAGAAGTAGCAGACAGAATTTCAAGGGAAGTTCCGCGTAGCGTACAGCTACACGCATTGTTGGAAACTTATCCGTCTGGAATACAAAGAGGGAAAGAATTCTTCATCGGATCTTTGCGCGGTGAAGCGGGTAAGTCTTTGAGAATTAACATAGACACAAGTAGTCCTTGGTTTATGACTGGGAAAGACTTCGAATCAGGTGACGGAATCGGAGGTATTTGCAAGGTATTTAAGGAAGGTCGTGGCTGGTCAATCGCAGAAACCGCCAAATACTTTCAAGATTATCTGCCAAGAGAATACGTTGCTCCACCTGAAAACATCGTTAAGCCGAACAATCCAATTAACTTCTCGGTTATGTCATCACCAGTAGTGCCACAAGCTCCACAACAACCCGAACAAAAGCAAACAATCAGCCCCAGCACACCGTTTGAGGAAGAGTATCCCTACACGGATGCAGATGGCGTAGTTCTCGTTACAGTGCGCAAATACTTTGACCGGGACGTAACCGGAGAAATTGTTCGGGATAGCGCCGGGAAACCGAAGAAGCAGTTCCGGCAGTTCATGAATGGTCGTCAAGGCGTGCCTGAACCAAGACCTTTGTATAATATCCCGAACATATCTGGAGCAAGCAAAGTTATCTGGGTCGAGGGAGAGAAGTGCGCGAACGCTTTAACTGAGCTAGGATACGCTGCGACTTGCACCATCGGTGGCGCAGGTATGCTGTCAGAAAACACAGCGCATAAGTTCGACTTCACGCAACTGCGCAACAAGGAATTAGTCCTATGGCCCGATAATGACGAAGCTGGCAAGAAGCTCGCTCGCATTGTCGAAGCGAAAGCTAAAGAAGCTGGGGCAAAAAGTACACTGATTTTGCAGATCCCTGCCACAAAAGAAGAGAAGTGGGACGCAGCGGACGCAATTGATGAGGGCTTTGACATTGAGAAGTTCATTAAATCTCAAGAAAGCAAGATCAAAAAGCCAATCTCTCTGCTAGATGAGAGCCTGTTAATCGACAAGTATTTCGTTGGCTCCCCACCAGAACAAAAGTTTCTTATTGGAGACACAATACCGCTCGGCGTGCCTACAGTTTTCGCAGCGGCAGGGGATAGTGGTAAAGGCATGATGACACTTGATCTCGCAATGAAGGTCGCATCGGGCGCATCTATGCAAAGCGCATTTGGTGGCCTCGTAGCAGAGCACGGAGATGTAATCCTAATTACAGCAGAAGATGATAAAGGTGAGATGCACAGACGTATCTCTCGCCTTGATCCACAGAAGTATCGTGAACATTACGATCATAAGCTGCGCATCCTACCGCTCCCTAACCTCGGCGGCGTGTTTCCAATTATGCAGAAGTTCGACAACAGCTACCTCATGGGCGCAGAGTTCGAACGCATCTATGAGCAAATGCTTGAGCTATCTAACCTAAAGCTGATTATCATTGATCCTATGGCATCGTTTGTCCACGCAGATGTAAATGCTGATCCAGCGGCGGGTGCTGCATTCATGGGCCTACTCGCGCAGATGGCAACCGAAACAGGCGCAACAGTCATGGTTAATCACCACATGGCGAAAATCAAAGACAACGAGCCAGTTAAAACGCCAGAGCAAGCGCGTAATCTCATCCGCGGTACATCAGCTATCGTTGATGGCGTGCGCTGCGCATTCTCGGTTTGGTCAGTGGACGAAAGCACAGGAAAGCAACGCTGCAAAGATTTAGGCATAGAATATACTCGGAACGGTGTGTTCGATGGCGCAGTCGTAAAATCAAATGGGCCAGCTAATCGGGACATCAGACACTTTATTCGTAACCCGAACACTGGCCTGCTCGAAGATCGCTCGGTTGATATTAGATCGCTGGCTATGTCGCATACGGTTCGTCAGCGCCTTGAACACATTGCTGAGTTCGTGCGTATGCGCGAAAACGAAGGCCGTGCCGTGTCTTTCGGTGGGAAAGATGATGGCCTATATCCTGCCGTACACGAATCAAATTCAGGTGAGCCGTGCGTTATATTCCTTCAAAGCGCAGGAAAAGAGTCAACAATCAAAGCCGCTATCACTTCCGCAATATCCGCTGGACTAATTCGTAGGTATACGCTGACAGCAGGCGGATCAGAGAAATGGCTCGGCACTATGGATGGCCCACTCGCTCGCGGCGAATACGAACGACAGACCGGGCGGGATAACATATAACCCGACAATTTGTTCGGGTTAAAAAGTTAACTAAACCCGTCGTCCAATTAACTTTTTTGTTGCTACTGATGGTAATTAATGGTAATAATCCCATATGCAAAAAGGAGAACAGCATGATTCATGTATTCAATAAAGAAGCGCCGTCATTAGAACGAGCGCAAGAACTTGTCGGTGGATTGGTCGAAATGGTTCGATCACCAACTAATCCAGAAATCCAGATCCTCGTTAATGAAGAGGGTTTGCTCAGAGGGTTGCCATTTAATGAAGAGGCTTCCAGACTTTGCGACACAGGCATCGTAGGGGACGCAATCATTTTAAAGGGAGAAGCAAAATGGACGTAGACATCTCTAAAGTTTTAGAGCGAACTAAAAGGTGCGCTTTTACTGGCAAAAAAAGAGCAGAAGAAAGGGGAAATCATAATGTTAAGCAGCAAATGGAAGAGATAGAAGCCCTGTTGGATATACTAGAAACAAAAATAAAAGAAAAGGATGAGGAAATTGAAGCGGAAACCAGAGCAATGGCAAATTGATAAGTATCAAGACATATACAAAAAGGCTTGGGATCGTCAAAACAAAATTGACAGAGTGGCGAACCCAAAGCTAGTCCCATCACCTCAAGCAAAAAACGGACAAGACGCAGGGAAGTTTGGAAAGATGGGAGGAGCGCCAAAGCTCGCGCTTTCTGAAAATGCTAAGATTATAAACAAAATGTTAATGAAGGATATGAAGGTATCAGAAATTGCTGATATTCTCGGGAAGTCGCATCAAGCAGTGACGCAAATTAAGAACAGATACGGTCTTCCAAGGAAGTAATCGTGTGGGTGGCCGTTGGTATTTAAAAGTTTTGGCGCTTTTTGGTAGCAACGTCACCGAGGTAAACAACCGCCCGATTGGGACAAAGCGATTTGTATGTGATGAAAGCCACCCACTCGAAATTTATAACAAACCAAGCCACCTCATAAAAGAAAATTGTTCGGGTTTAACCAAACTTTCGGGCCTTGACTTCGGGCGAATCTTGCCAATCAAAGTAGACGGATCTTTTCGGGAGTAGAAAATGTGACTTCCAACTTGCGTAACCTCATGAAGATCTTTCCTCCAAACAGGCTTTACCCTTAAAGCATGGTAATGATCCGCAGCAGAGTAAGGCAAAACCCGAACATCTTTGACGATCTCAGCAGCTAAGTCTTGCGAAGATTGCCAAGAACTTTCGTCCTTTGGCTTCGGGAACTTGCCATCCCGAACAAAAGAAAACTGCCGGGGTTGCATCACAACATCGCAAATGCTGTCAGGGAAATTCTTAGACTGAACTCTGTTTACAATCACACGCGCAACCATAAGCTGCCCATAATGCGGCTCACCCCTAGCCTCATGGTAAAGGGCAAGCGCCAAGCACATACTAGCAATCATTTGTTCACTCCCAACTTCTTCATCCAATTTACAAGAACCTGATAGCTCTTTAACCCGAGCAAATCTGCCGCCTCGTATAAAGTCGGGGCTTTCTTCAAAGCTCTGCCAATGTAATCACGCTTAACATCGTCAATCGCGCCCAGTACATCAAAGCCCTTCTCCTCAACCTCGAAGCGATCAAGGGGCAAAAGCCCCTCAACCTCTTCCTTAATACTGTCCAGATCGGATTGCGTTTTCACATCGTCCAAACGGTCAAGCAAGTAACGGAATGTCGGTTTCTCCATCACCATTTCTCCCCAAATACTTTGCGAAATACCTCGTCTAACATCTTATCCATCTCACGATCACTCATCTTCATCCTCCCGTTCAATCTCTCCCAAACCATCGCAAAGCTCACAATGATGTAACTCCTCGTAAAGCTCCCCAATATCGCGGCTCGGTGAATGTGGCCTCGGTACTTCAACAGCCACAACGCCATCACCATCACAGTCGGGGCACGGCATCATCGCACTCTCTTGCAAACCCACAACATAATTTCCCATCTTACTCATGACTGATCCTTTCTACATTTTTGTCGATATTTTTATAAAAGATTGGGGGGATATCTTTCTCTACAATTTTCCTACGCCTTCGTCCTTGCTTGTTGTATTTAGGCGAAAGTCTCTTGATAAGAATTTGTTCCCTTTCATAAGCTAACTTTTTACAGTGGTGCCGCTCCAAACAGATTTTAGAAACTGATTTCCACCAGTGTTTTTCTTTGTGCGCACTCATTCTTTTATCAAAGTCGCAAGTTTGACCGATATATAAAATCTTTCCATCATCTTTTAAAAAGGCATAGATATAATGGTAAGTCTCACCACAATAATACACTTGCATTGCCTTCAAGAAATCTTTTCTCGTTATGATGCCAGCCCTTTGAGCCTGATGATATTCATACCAAACCTTTTTCCCTTCAAAGAGCTGACTTACTCCACGATTGTTAGAAATAGGATAGGGTTCGTGGCTAAAAAATAATGGGTTTAGCTGCATAATTACCAACTCCCTACATATTCAACAGAACGCCAAGGCCCGCCATCAACCCAGTCAGCAGCCTTGCGAAACGTATTCACAGTTTCACGAACTTGTTCGGGTTCTCGGTGATACGCATAAACGCTGCGGTAGCTCGGCATATCGTCCAAATCATCTGGATCAACCAACTTGCCGTCAGCAACAGCTTTGCCAATATCGCGCAGGTCGTCGCTCTCAAGATAAACCCTGCCTTCACTGTTGGATTCATAATTCTCATCAATGTAATTGTGCAGCGCCCAGTGCTTGCGCCAGTAACCCATCTTCAACCGCTGGCTCTCAACCTCATAGCCATCAACAACCTCGCGCTTGTTGTCACCAAAAGAAGGCGTGTACTTGTCGCCCGTCAGATACATATCTAATCCCATGATAATTCTCCATTGTTTACTAGATAACCCTACATAACAAATCTTATGATCGGGGTCAACAACTAAATAAGAAAAATTATGTTCGGGGCGGATTATAATCGGGATTTAAATCCGTTTTGTCATCGGGGGAAACTCGCCCAGAAGCGCAAGGCATAAAAAAACCCCCGCCGTTGCAGTGCGAAACCTAGCCAAGCGGGGGAGTTTATCGCCGAGAATACGCACAGACTCAGCGAGGCCTGCCCCTTATACATATCGCACACTTGTTCGGGTTGCAAACATAAAGAAGGGCGGAAACCCGCCCTCCTTCGTTTTGTCGAATTGGAGAAAAATGAGAGGAAACCACTCCTCACCTAAATCCTAGCGCCAAAAAAATAACCGATCAAGCCATGAATTTTTTCTTTTGCGTTTCTTGCCGATGCCAAGAGCAGTAATTCTATTTCGAACCGATACCTCACTGCGGCCTAATACTTCCGCCATGTGACGCACTCTGACTTTCTTCCTCTTCCAGTCGCGAAGGGTTTTGTCTTCGTACTCAGTCCAAGCCTTATATACTCTCTTCGCCATCTAAAGAACTCCTAAAACCAGCCAGCAGAAACGCCAACAATCCAAAAAATCACCAGCGCAGCCGAAACCGCGCCAATGATCCAATCTTCCCAATCACCCCAACTCATGTTTTGGCTCCTCAATAAAACTGTCCGTTCTTACCCATGTGGCAACTAATGTTAGACCAGCAATATCTGGGCTTAAAGTTAAACCGGATTTAGGTGAACCTTTCCCTGAAGGGCTTTTAAACTCAACGTAAGACCAGTCTCCATCAAACAGACCCAAAAGACTTAGTTTAAACTGTATTTCTTTGGGAATCTTCTTCATGCCGCAACCTCCTCTGCTTCCGATAAAGCACGGCGCAAACAATAGTCGTCAAGACCAAACTCCTTGTAACCATCCTCAATCATCTTGTAATAGCCACCATTCGGGGGACTTGTTCGGGTTTTATCATTCATTTCATAGACAAGCCAGCCGCAGTTAACCTTGCGCCGATTGTATAAGGTCGGATAACCTTCCAACCTGTCCAACGCGCGCAAGCAATCGTGCGTAATCTCCCACAAAACAACGGGGCAGATATAGTCCGGATCGGGCACAATATCAGCAACGCCGCGGAAAACTAACCGCGTGTCGGGCAGGTAAAACCCGCCCAATGGTTTGGCCTTCGGGCAGCGATTAGCCATCGCGTCCCTGTTCGTGTTCATTCCATATGCCATATATAACATTACGCATTCTCCATTTCATATTGCAGCAACTCTTCAACATGATCCGCCAACTCGCGCCAATTTACTTGGCTCATAGCGTTGTTGACCAAATCAGTCACAAGACCATTTTCGGGCGTCTGATCGTCCATGAAACCCTCAATCACATAATCGCGCAACTGGTCAGCATTAACACGCTGCAACAAATCACCCTCGCGGAACTGCTCAAGGAAATACTCGTTGTAACTGTCGCTATACCACAAGCCGACAAGCCAAGTTTCGTAATTTGTCCATCCGTTATATTTAGTCATGTCATGTACTCCGTTTTACTAGATGTCCCATACATACCCACTCATAATGGGCAGGTCAAGCATAAAATGTAAGAAAAATTATGATCTGTTTTTATTGGATATTTTACGTCAAGAAAATCCACGTCAAAAGTTGACGTAGTTGACGTAATGTTGATTGTTAAACAATATCAACGCTTTATGGGTTTACGTCAACTACGTCAAAAATCCGTTTTGACGTAGATAATTCAATAAAATCAATATGATATTTTACGTCAACTACGTCACCCCCCTATAGGGGGGGGTATATACCCTACCCCCCCTGATGTTATTTTAAGAATGTCTGATGTGTTGCGATTATGGGAAATGTTGGGGCTTGCATGAATTGAACCGCAGGGCTATTGTAGGGAAAGGATCGCATGAATGGGAAGCACGATGCCAAAGGTCGGTGAGCAAATCGAAAAGGGTGGACGCAGGTTGCAACCGCAGCAGCAGAAGTTTCTCGATAACTACATTCATAAAGATATGACCCAGACCGGAGCAGCAAGAGCCGCAGGCTATAAGTCGCCAAATGTTCGGGCCGTGCAACTTCTCAAGAACCCAGTCGTGCGGGAACGCATGGAAGAAATGCGGAACGAGCTTGAAAGCAAATACGGCGTGACAATTACGAAATCTGTTCGGGATATGCAGAGACTTCGGGATGAAGCTTGGGAGGCAGGTAACTTCGGCGCAGCCATCAAGGCAGAAGAACTGCGCCTCAAAGTCACTGGACTTATGGTCGCCCGCAGCCATGTTACTCACGAAAAAATAGAATCAATGAGCCGAGAAGAAATAACCCAACAACTGCAAGAAATCATGGGGCGCGCTAAGGATCGCATGAAAGACGTAACGCCCGAGCAAAACATGATCGAACTAGACGCAGATGACATAACATACGATAGCGGCGAAGCCGCGGAATAAGGGCTGCGCAATGCGCGGGGCGGCTGGCGGGGCCGCAGAGCCCCAGAATCGGGCCTCTCAGCGCCGAATCGGGCTTTTTCGGGGTCAGCATCCCGAAAACTTGTTCGGGTTACTACCGGGCCTCTCAGAGCCTCTCAGGAAAATCATCGGGATTCGGGGGTTCGGGGTCGGGATTCTCCGGCGTCGGGGACAACCCGAGTAATTGTTCGGGTTACTCCGTCGGGGTATCTCGTCCCTATCCCTACGTTGCCGGACGTGTCGATACGCATGATCTATATCAGATCTGCGCGCTCCTTAGCAGCATAACCCGAACAATTGTTCGCGAATCGCGCTAGCCAGGCTAACGCGAATCTTTTTTATTTTTAGTGTTGACACCTATTAAAGTGTGGGATAGTGTGGGAGTATTCTAGCAAACAGGAGAGATACAATGCGTACATATACATGCGTACACGTCAAAAAAGGCAAAGTTGAAGTAGAGGCTTCTTCATCATATGGAGCCGCGCAGGAGGCAGCGAAACAGTGGAGACTAAAATCAACCGCAGGTATCGACGCTTACCTACATGAGGAGGCAGAGTAATGTGGAAAGTTACTTACGCGATTGATAGCCTAGATTCGCAGCCTGACGTTATTCACTTTGAAGAGCAGTGGGAGGCTCTGGAATTCGCGAGCGAAGAGATGCAGAGACGGGTAGACTTTCAAGTGCAGCACAGCGCCTACTCATTGAGTGATCAAGACGTGCGGGAGATTGAGGAGCATGAGACACAATTGATTCGGATTGATAGCGTGGAGGATGCAGCATGAATATTGGCGGGTATACAATGAAAGACTTGGGCTATGGGGTCCAAGTCACTGAAGTGGAGGCAGGATGGAGTTTTTTCCTGCAAGGTGAAGACGCGGAACAGTTCCATGAGCAGTGGGACGAATATAAAGAACATCGGGACAATAACTTTCGTCGCTTTTTATCGGATTATGAATACAACGGATTGTTTCAATAGCAATCGGGCTTCGGGCTTCGGGCTTCGGGCTTCGGGCTTCGGGCTTTCGGGCTTCGGGCTTTCGGGTTCGGGGTTCGGGGTTCGGGGTATAGTATATATAC